AGGAGCTGGTGGCCGGCCATCCGCACCTGCCGGCGATCGGCGCATCGATCGACTACGACATCCGGCCGATCTTCGGTGGGGTGTCTGCTGAGGTCGGCTACAACAAGGATAAGCCGCAAGGCCCGCTCGGCAACATCGTCGAGTTCGGCACCAGCAAGAACGCGCCGCTGCCCGCGTTGCTGCCGGCGTTCGACGCCGAGGTGCCGGTGTGGCAGCGGCTGCTCGAGGCGATCGTCGCCAAGGGTGCTGCGCTGTGAGCGCCCGGGCGCACACCACAGCCGTTCTGAGCCTCATGCGGGCCACCGGGGTCACTGTGTACGACGGGCGCGTCCCGGACGCCCCTAGCTACCCCTACGCCGTGCTGTACCCGGATGTGGGGATGCTCACCCCGCCGATGCTGACGAACGTGTCGTGCGAGCTGACGATGACCCTGTACGTGCACGCGGTCGGCACCACCCGGGACCAGGCGCAGTGGGTGGCAGAGAAGATCCGTGACGCACTCATCGACGTCCGGCCCGCCGTGACCGGCCGGCATCTGTGGCCGATCCGGCAGGACATCACCCGGCCACCGGAGCGGGACGACACCCTCCCGGCGGTGGTCGTGTTCGACCAGGTGGCCACCTACCGGCTGCGGTCAGTCCCCGCGTCCGCCGCCTAACCAAAGCCTGCCTCACCCCCCCCACCCCTCGAGCCCGCCCAAAGGGAGAACCATCCATGCCCGAGTTCATCCGCGTCCGAGACAAGGAAACCAAGCACGAATACGACATCGCGCCGCGGTCATTCAACGAGGCGATCCACGAACGGCTCGACCGCAAGAACTACCCCGATCTGTCCGGCCCGAACGCACGCCCCCGGCCGGTCAAGCACTACTCACCCGCGTCATCGAAGGAGAAGTAAATGGCCATTCCGGCGTCCGTCTCAACAGACGGCAATGTCAAGGTGACATGGGTTCCGACCATCACCGTCCCCGCTGTCCCCACCGCCACCGTCCTCAACGGCGGCACCGCGATCGAACTGTCCTGCTACATCACCGCGGGTGGGCTCACCACCGGCGGCGACGACACCCAGATCACCGACTCCAGGCTGTGTGAACGGCAGACGTTCTCTAGGGTCGGCACGTTCACCGACACCCTCGCGCTCGAGTACGTGTACCAGGCGCAGGACCCGTCGGCGGCCGACAACAAGGCGTTCGCCACCCTCGCCCCGCTCACCGAGGGGTTCATCGTCATCCGGTGGGGCCAGGACGACACCGAGGCCTACGCGTCCGGCGACATCGTGGACGTGTACCCGGTGGAGTGCAACCGGCAGCAGAAGGTGAACCCGGAGGCGAACACCGTTCTGAAGATCAGCCAGAACATGAACGTCACCGGTGTCGTCGAGCGTGACGTCGTGGTCGCCACTTGAGCAACACCCGGAAACCGGAGGCGTGGCGTAAGGCGCTGTCCGGGGAGGACACGCACCGGCCGGAGACGACGGTGGAGTTGTGTCTTCGCGGTGACCTGCAGGCTGAGTTCGAGGATCTGTCCCGGCTGCTGAACGAGCAGCCGGGACGTTCCGACGATACGGACCCGGATGCGCGGATCGCGACGAAGGATCCGCGGGTGGCGTTGGCGCAGCGGATGGAGAAGCTGCGTGAGCAGATGCAGGACGCGATGATCGTGATTCGTTTCCGGGCGTTGAAGCGCGCCGAGTACCGGCGGTTTCTGTCGGAGTACCCGGCGCGGGACAAGGACCAGATCGACGGTGTGCTGGGCTACAACTACGACACCGGCGGTGAGGCGCTGATGCGTGCCTGCCTGGTGTCGCCGGAGTTGTCGGACGCCGAGTGGCGGACGTTGGTTGATGAGGTGTTGACCGACGGCCAGTATGAGCAGCTGGTGGTTGCTGCGGGGACGGTGAACCGTGGCCGGGTCAATGTCCCTTTCTCGTCGCTCGCCTCCATACTGACTCAGAGCTCGTAGCTGATCTGCGGGCCGCCCGCACGCTGGGGATCAGCCTGAAACGGTTCGGCGGGTGGGAGCCGGCCGAAACCACCGTCCACAGTTACGCGGTGGGCGGGGTGCTCGAGCGGTCGGTGACCACCCGGGAAACCGAGTGGGACGACACCGAGTACGGGTGGATGCGCGCTCGCCGACTATGAGGCGGGGCTGTGCAACGGGTGCGGGCATCCGNTGGACGAAACCACCGACATCGGTAGTGACGCGTCGAACCGGCANGGTGTCCGCCGGTATGTGCCGCAGATTCTGCGCTGCCACGCGTGCACGGAGGTGGCGCGGTCGTTGAAGGCGCAAACGTCGTCCGGCCCGGACGGGTCGGTGGGGTCACCGTTCCCCGAGGCGTTGAAAGTGTTCTCCCATCCCGAGCTGCGTTAGGAGGTTGCCGTGACGGATCGCACCGTGTCCGTTGGTTTCAAGGCGAACGTCACGAACTTCCTGGCCGGGATGCGCACCATGTCAGCGGCGACGTCGAAGTGGTCGAAGGACCTGCAGAATTCGGCGCAGAAGCAGGCCGTGATCAAGCAGGTCGGCACCGCGTTCGGGGTGATGGGCGCGGCTGCGGCTGCCGGTGTCGGTTTGGCGGTGAAGGCGGCGGCGGACTTCGACAAGCAGATGTCGGAGGTGCAGGCCGCCACCGGCGAGACGGCGAAGGGCATGGACACGCTGCGGGCGGCGGCGATCCAGGCCGGCGCGGACACCAAGTTCTCTGCTGGTGAGGCCGCAGACGCGATCACCGCACTGTCGAAGGCCGGTATCGACACCGCTGACATTTTGGGGAAGAACGGCGCGCTGAACGGTGCCCTGGCCCTGGCCGCTGCGGGTGGTCAGGATGTCGCCTCGGCTGCGGAGTCGATGGCGACGGCGCTGGCGCAGTTCAACCTGAAGGGCGACGAGTCGTCGCACGTCGCCGACCTTCTCGCCGCTGCCGCCGGTAAGGCGCAGGGCGAAGTGTCGGACATGAGTGCGGCGCTGAACCAGACCGGGCTCATCGCGAACCAGACCGGGCTGACGATCGACGAGACGACGGCGGCGCTGGCGGCGTTCGCGAACAAGGGGCTGATCGGCTCCGACGCCGGGACGTCGTTCAAGACGATGTTGCAGAACCTGCTGCCGACGACGGAGAAGGCACAGTCAGCGGTCGAGCTCTACAACCTGTCGGCGTATGACCAGCAGGGCAACTTCATCGGGTTGGAGAAGTACGCCGGCAAGCTGCACGACGGGCTGAAGAAGCTCACTGACGAGCAGCGCAACGCGACATTGAAGACGATCTTCGGGTCGGACTCGATTCGCGCGGCGACGGTGCTCTACGACGAGGGCACCAAGGGCATCGGCAAATGGTCGGATGCGGTGAACGACCAGGGGTTCGCCGCGGAGACGGCCGCAACCAAAATGGACAACCTGTCCGGCGACCTGGAGAAGCTGCGCGGGTCGCTGGAAACGGCGCTGATCGGCACCGGCGAGGGCGCGATGGGGCCGCTGCGCGATCTGACGCAGGCGCTGACCGATGTAGTGAACGCCTACATCGCGCTGCCGGGCTGGGCGAAGTCGGCGACGTTGGCGATCGGTGCCGGGTTCGCGGTGATCGGCGGCGGGGTGTTCGTCATCTCCCGGGTGCTGGGTTCGCTGGCGACGATGCGCACCAGCATGGTTTCACTCGGCCTGCGATCGGAGACGACCGGTACGCAGGTCGGGAGAGCAAACGCGAAGATGATGGGGATACGGGCCGGGGCGGGCATCGCCGGTGTCGCCCTGCTCGCGCTAGGTGATCAGCTCAAGGACAGCCACAAGGGATTGTCGGCCCTGTCGAACGTGGCGGGGGCGGCGGCGCTGGGGTTCTCGGTCGGTGGTCCTTGGGGTGCCGCTATCGGTGGCGGCATCGGGATCCTGAAGCAGATGGTCACCAGCACCGGTGACGCGATCGTGTCGGAGGATGAGCTCACCGCAAGCTTCGATAAGCAGACGGGCGCGATCACTGACGCCACGAAAGCCCTCATCAACAAGGCGCTGATCGACAGTAATGCGTTCGAGGATGCGACGAAGCTAGGCATCAGCCTGGGTGATGTGTCGTTGGCTGCCTACGGCAACGAGGCGGCATTGAAGCGGGTCCGGGCTGCGATGGACCTTGCGACGACGCGGACTGAGCACTCCACCGACGTGAACCGTGTCAACGCCGGCACGTATGACGGGAACGTGCGGGCCGCCGACGAGCTGGGTGGGATTCTGCTCACCACTAGCGGCCAGGTGGTGCACCTGACTGACAAGATGAAGCTGCAGATAAAGGCCGCGCAGGACTTGAAGNTGGCGCACNAGNTGGCNATGGGGGAGANGGCCGGCTTCCCGATCGACGACNTGGCGGCAAAGTACCGGGGGCAGAAGCATGCCACCGAGGGCGCAACGCAGTCGATCAAGGCCCACTATGACGCGCTCGGGCTGGACTTCAAGGCGATCAAGGCGGATGTCAAGGCGCTGGAGAATCTAGCCGACCAGTTGCTGCAGGGCCGCCACGACCGGTACGCGTTCATCGCGCAACTAGCAATGGGGGAGAAAGCCGGCGTCCCGATCGACGACCTGGCGGCAAAGTACCGGGGGCAGAAGCATGCCACCGAGGGGGCAACGCAGTCGATCAAGGCCCACTATGACGCGCTGGGCCTGGACTTCAAGGCGATCAAGAAGGACGTTGAGGCGCTGCAGAACCTGGCGGACCAGCTGTTGCAGGGCCGCCACGACCGGTACGCGTTCATCGCGCAACTAGACGCGGCGGACAAGGCGATCCAGAAGGCGACAGGCAACCTGGACGCACACACCAAGCAAGGGCAGAAGAACGAGGCGAACATCGAGGAGCAGATCAGCGGCTGGAATGAGCTGACGCCCACGGTGCAGGACGCGACCGGCGCGTATGAGAAGCAGCGGGCGAAGGTGCTGGACATGGCGCACGCCTACCACGCATCGAACGCAGACGTGAAGGAGCTCCTAGGGTCGCTTGAGAAGCCCGAGTCGTTCATCGTGGCGCAGAAGGCGGCGAAGGGCGCGCAGGATCAGATAGACGATCTGGTCAAGAGCATCGGCTCGGACTGGGGGACGAAAGCGCAGGCCGCGGCGGCGCATCAGTCGCTGGACAAGATCCGCCATGACTTCATCCTGGTAATGGAAAGTGAGGGCAAGACTAAGAAAGAGGCGGAGAAGCTCGCCGACCAGCTGGTTCACATTCCGTCCGACAAGCGGATCAGGATCCACTCGAACCTGGTGCAGGTACGGGAGGACGCGAAGCTAGCGGCGGATGCGCTGTCGGCATTAAAGAGTTTCAAGGTGACGGTCGGGTCTACCGTCGCCGGCCTGTTCGACAATGCGAGTGGTTCTGTCACTGACTACTACGCCCGCGGCGGGATGCATGAGAACCATGTGGCGCAGTTCGCGCCGGCTGGTGCGATGCGGGTGTGGGCGGAACCGGAGACGGGCGGCGAAGCGTATATCCCGCTGGCCTCAAGCAAGCGCGCCCGGTCCTTGGATATTTGGGAGGAGACGGGCCGCCGGTTGGGTGTGACGTTCGCGAAGTACGCCGACGGGGCGGTGCAGCCCCGCCGGGCGGCGGTATCCGCGCCGGTCGGCGCGTCCACCCATGAGCTCGGCCGGCAGGTTTCCGTGCTCGCCGACCAAGTGGCGCTACTGGCGGCG